CTGGCAGCACTTCGGGAAGGTGGTGGACGACATCACCTCTGTCCCTGCTATCAGGAAGAACGTAGAGCACTACGTCTCTAACGTGATTGAAACGGCGCGCAGGCAGTACATGGTTGATGCGGCTAGACGGATCCTTGACCACGAAGAGAGCGGCTCTCCCTTCTCTGAGCTAATCAAGCTGTCGAGCACCATCACAAACCTAGCCTCCTGGGCTCCTGAGGGCCGTTCAGAGCCACGCACAGCCCACGACATCACTAAGGACTACCTAGACGACCTACAGGCCCAGAGGATGGGCTTGAAGACGAACACGCTTATCTCCACTGGTATCCCTGCTCTAGACAGCATCCTCAAAGTCAGACCTGGGCAGATGGTGATTATCGGTGGCAGGCCCAAGATGGGTAAGAGCGCTGTGATGATGACCCTTCTCTCTAATATCGCTAGGTACAACGGGGCTCCTACGCTCTCTATCAGTGCTGAGATGAACGAGATGCAGATTGGAGAGAGGATTGCGATGTCTGAGGCGAACCTAGGAGAGACTGCAGAAGACCTAGAGGGAGTTAGAGGTAAGATCTTGTCTCGCTGGGACGGTCTGCCTGTCTATTACGACGATAAGCCTAAGAGCTTAGGCGCTGCTCTCATGTCTATCCGCATGCAGAAGAGCAATCTAGACATCTGTGCCGCTGCAGTGGACTACTTACAGCTTCTGAAGCTCCCTAAGGAGAACAGTAGAGAGCGACAAGTGGCTGAAGCTAGCTCTGCCTTCAAGAGACTGTCTATGGAGCTTAATATTCCTATCTTTGTGCTCGCTCAGCTGAACCGTAGCTGCGAGTACAGAGAGAATAAGCGCCCCATGCTCTCAGACCTTCGTGACTCAGGCCAGATTGAGCAAGATGCAGACGCTGTCATCTTCGTTTACCGCCATTCTGTCTACGATGAGGACCATGAGCCCGTCTCTGACCTTGAGATGATCGTAAGAGCCCAGAGAAACGGTCCTACAGGCACTGCTCACTGCTCTTGGGAGCCCGGTAACGGCTGGATAACGAGCAGACGATGAGTGACACGCTACTCAGGCTGTTTTCTTACGAGTACGGCAAGGACCACTGCCGCCTTCACGACCTTCCGCACGAAGACTGGCGCTTATTCGCCGCAAAGACCTACGCATACGCAGTAGAGCGCGGAGCGAAGGACGGACTGCTCATTGTGGCAAGCTGGTTAGCCATGAGAGCCGCTACTTTAGGCTGGATGGACGACTTCGCACGGTGGGCAGCTAAGGCTCACTCTGTTGGGACTCCAGACAGCGCCCTCATAGAGTCTCCTCGCTTCAGGGCGGCTTCTGTGAAGCTAGTGCGGGAGGAGCGCCTGTACGCGGCTGCTAGGGTGTTCAGGCGGGAGTACGAGGATGCGTTTGGCTACCCTCTGCACCTCATTACTATGGCAATGGAGATGAGATGAGGGTGTTTGTTGGTGCTGACCCTGGCATGACTGGCGGGCTAGCCGCTGTAGACGCAGGAGGCAAGCTCCTCTCTGTCATCGCTATGCCTAGAGTGAACGGGAGTGCTGGCCCTCAGGACTATCATGCGATTAAGGCATGGTTCGCTGAGATGAAGGGGCTAGGGAAGGTTGAGGCTGCTCTAGAGAAGATCTCAGTCAGACCCGGTGAGGGGGTCAAGTCCACACTTACCGCAGGCACAAATTGGGGGTTCCTCAAGGGAATGCTTGTCGCAATCGGGGCTCGCTATGTAGAGCCCACCCCTCAAGCCTGGAAAAAAGCGCTCTCTCTCCCGAAGAGGTCTGGAAAAGAGAGGAAGCAAGGAAAGGAAGACGCAGTAGTCCTCGCTACTCAGCTCTTCCCTGGCATCGACCTCACACCAGGGCGTAAGAGAGTCCCACATGATGGTATGGCTGACGCTGTGCTTATTGCTGAGTACGCTAGAAGGACGCTAGGGTGAGATCTCAAGCGGCTCAAAGTCTTCTGCGATAGCCACGTAAGGAGCGCCCTGTCTGAGGTATCTCTCTACTTCAAGAGCCTGCTCAATACCTTGGAGGTTTTCCGCTGCCTGACTCCTAGCTCGCTCTCTCGCCATCTCTGACAGCAGAGCTTCTACGTCACCCTGAGTTTGGAGGGACTCGTCCCTAAACACAGAGCCCTCTGGCTGGAAGGCCCCCCCAGGCACAAGCCTTGGCTCTGTTTGAGCCGTAGGGTTCCCTGCTGACCTAGCGTAGGCTCTTCCTGCTGGCCCAGACACAGCCCCAGCAGTGCCCATAGCTAGAGTTAGCGGCACGGCTGGCTTCAGAGCCCCCCTAGCTGCTGCCCGAAGAGCGCTAGGTCGAGCTACTGTTGAGGGCGTGGGCGCTCCACGAAGAGCGGCAGAGAGCCTCTGCTCAGCGGCAGCTTCCGCAGCCTGCTGCGCCCCCCTGTCTATAGCTTGCTCTTGAAGGGCACCCTGAATGAGAGGCCCAACAGTCCCCCCCGCTCTCCCTGCTGGGTTAACGAGTCTTAAGTAGGCTTCGTTAGAGAGCCTTCTTCCTCCGTGCCCCCCATCAGCGAATTCCCGAAGGATGGTCTCAGGGCCTCTCCCCCAGTACATGCCTCCCGCAGCAGCAGGCCCAGCAAGATCTAGCGGGACACCCACGCCACGGAGAAACGACTCAACAGGCCCTGCCATAGAGCTTCGCTCCTGTGGGGCATAGAGGGGGGTTCTTGTCTGGACTGACTTGGGCGGCATGGTTATCGTCCTTGAAGCCCGCGAACAGGGCCTAGGTAGTTGCTGATTTCCTCAATCCTGGCCCCAGGCTGCAAGGTGCCGGGTCCGTGGAGAGCGTTAACCTCGTCAATGTACTTCTGACGAAGGGCTTCTTTCCTGACGTTCTTAGCCTCAATCTGAGCTAGGAGGTCTTCTTGACTGAGAGCCTGCTGATACTCTCCAGGGAGGTTGAAGACCCCGGCTGAGCGCGGCTGTCCTGCTGCGTAACCAGCAAGGGCAGAGGCTGCTCCAACGCCAGCGCCTATCGTTGCGTCAGTGAGGAGGCTTGCCGGGCTGAAGGCGGATTTAAGCATCTTCTTTACCCCCCCAGCACGAAGGAAGGCCCCGGCCTTGTCGGCAAGAGATGTTTTCGACGGATCAAGGCCCCGGAAAAGAAGCCTCCCCTCTCCTGGGGTAAAGCGCGGGTCATCCCTTATTTGGTCAATCAATAGGTCCTTATCCCATGATGACAGGAGCCCCTCGGCCTGGCCCGTCGTCGCCAAGCCCTCCCTCGCGGCCCATTGGGGCACCGCACGGGCGAAGCTCTCCGAATCAAGCCCCCGCGCCTGCAACGCAGCAAGGTCCCCGGCGGTAAGCGCCGATCCTGCCGACTCAACCGCAGTCCCCGGCCCGTAAGCCCACTGTTCGCTGGGCGCTTGCCATAAACCGGCCCTATCCCACTGGTGGGCCATTCTCGTGCTGGGCCCCGTATCCATGACGTTGCGGGCAACCTGTGCCCTGCCCTGCGGCAGCTCTCTCGCAGCGGTAGAAAACCCATGCGGCCAGTTGTGACGACCCCAGTCTTCAGCATTCATCATGTTTGGCAGGCCTGCCCCTCCGGTCATTCGGCCCGCCGGCCTGCGGGGGAAGTCTCTTGGGTCGCGGGGGAAGGTCTCGGGCGGGAGTTCTACGTTCCCGTAACCAAGGGCCGACACGGGCCCCTCAGGGGCGGGTTTCCAGAGGGGGACCGTGTCCTGCCACACGCTGTCGGTCGGACGTACCATCCCCTCAACCCACCCGCCATGCCTAGCCTCGACCAACTCGTCTGGGCTGATTCTAAACGGGTAGACCTTGCCCTTGGGCCCGGCGTAGGTAGCCGCAACGTAGGGGTTGTCGGAAGCGAACGCCGCCCCAAGCCTCCCTCTGTCTGCCGCAAGGGGGTCAGACCATAACTCAGAGCCGCCACGGATAGCCCTGAGAGGCGGACCCCCGATGGAACCTCCCAATGACCCAGCCTGAGCAGCCGCAAGGGCTAGTTCGTAGGTTGGTAGCTCTTGCTCAGGGTCAATACGAATCTGAGTAGACTCAGCAGGAGACAAGTCTAGGAGGGGGAGGCTTCTGCGAAAACCGGGGGAGGGCATTCTTAGTAAGCGCCCTTAAGCGCCTCTTCCATAGGACCAATGACTCCCTTGCGCCTCTTACCCTTAGGCTTCTCTTTCTTCTGAGCCTTCATCGCCTTACGGCGCATAGGCTTACGAGGGTGCTTAGGCATAGGAGGACCGCCAATGTTCACGACGATCTTAACTCCAGGCATCTGAGGCTCATCATGGTGCTCCTCAGCCTCCTTGATCGCCTTCTCTACGTCCTCAACGAGATGCTTCTTAGGGATTTTCATTAGTATTTCTTCCTTCTAGATTGGGATGCCTTGATAGATATCATTAGTACTTACCTTTAGCCCCACCGGGCTTAAGCTTCTTGCGAGCAGTGTTCATGCGCTTAACGCTCTGCCGCTTAGGGGAGCACTTAGCTGCCCCAGCCTTCTTCTTCGGTGACCTCTTCTTAGCTGCCATTTTCTTGCCCTATCTGGGTGCCTTGTTTATTGTGTCGGCACACCTACTGGAGAAGTAATGTTTAATCCTAGCGAACTTACAGTGAAACAAGCTAGAGCCCGTCTCTGTGAACTTGATATTGCTGGCCTTGAGGAACTTCTTCAAGCAGAGATTGATGGTAAGCACCGAAGCTCCCTCATGGCAGACATCGGTAGAAACATCGACATGATTAAGACGGCTGAAGAGTCTGAGGCTGCTGAAGAAGAGGTTGTAGAGGCTGTAGAGGTGGTTGAGGCTAAGCCTGAGCCTAAGGCTGAGCCTGTCTGCATCATCTCAGAGACTGAGTGGTTCAGGTTCCCCCGTGGTGTGCGAAAGGGCTGGGAACGACTCGATGACGGGACGTTCAAGAAAAGGTGAGCAAGCGTTGCACCAAGTGTGATGAGTCTCTCCCTCTTTCTTCTTTCCACCGAGACTCAAGGTCTAAGGACGGTAGGCGGGCTAGCTGTGCCCCTTGTGTGGCTAAGTCGAGCAGAGCTAGGTCTGAAGCTGAGCCTGTTTGGGACCCTAGCGTCACCCACAAAACATGCACTAAGTGCAACCTCATCCTCCATATTGATGACTTCGGGGTAGCCCGCAGAATGATGGATGGCAGGAACTCTCGTTGTAGAGTGTGCTGCTCAGAGGCCACTGCTGAGTGGCAGAGGTCAGACGTGGGTCGAGTGAAGCACGCTGAAGCGGTTAGGCGCTATAGAGAGCGCAAGAAGTGGGGAGATAGTGGCGGGAGTCCCTGAGTTTGCTGATGACTATGAGCGGTATGACTGGGAGATCTACCAACGCTATCGGTGCATGGACAAGAGAGACAGGTGGCCCTCAGCAGACGGCATCTTCGTGCTCGGCCCTCCCCTCCCTCCTGACGCTCTAGTATTCACTCACGACAAAGCTACAGAAGCGTTCAAGCTAGCTACAGCTAAGGGCTACTTAGCCATGATCCCCTGCTCTACTGAGCTTGGGATTAGTAAGATTGTAATGAGACGAATCTTCGACAGGATGAACGGGCTAGACATAGCCTTTGTCGTGTACGAAGGAACGAAGGCGGGGAGCAGGTACCACTGCCGAATGGTTCACAAGAAGAGCATCGCGTACATGAAAAAGACGCTTCCGCTCTGGATAAGGGAGTCTAGACGTGGCGGTCAAAAAACGAACCCAGAGAACGTCCGACGAATTAGGAGAGGCGGAACTTCTTCTTGACGAGAACAAGGACTTCACCACCTTCGCGGAGAAGAACCTGTTCATCCAGACTAAGAAGGGTGAGCTAATCCCGTTCAAGCTGAACAAGAGCCAAGTGCTCAGACAGAAGATGCTTGATGAGATGGATGCAGCAGGAATACCCATCAGAGTCTGGGAGGCCAAGGCTAGGCAGGCAGGATGCAGTACCCACGTTCAAGGCTGGATGTTCCACAGGTGTGTGACGAGGCGTGATGAGGCTGGGTTGATTGCTGCCCACGCAGACCACGCTGTTCACAGCATCTTTACAAAGACAAAGCTCTTCTTAGACAACCTCCCTGCCCGTCTTCAGCCACTAACGAAGTACAACAACAGGGCTGAACTAGACTTCAGAGCACCTGTTGGTCCTAACGGTCTACGAAGCAGACTTACAGTGATGACTGCGAAGAGTGCAGAAGACGCTCGCGGAACGACAGCTAGGCTCGCTCACTTCTCAGAGGTAGCCTTCTATAAGCAACCAGAGCGTTACTTCTTAGCCACACTCCAGTCTATGCCTGACGAGCCAGGGACCTTTGCCTTTGCCGAGTCTACCTGTAACGGCTCAGGAGACTTTCACCACACAATGTACCTAGGTGCCAGGGTCTGGAACGAGGAGCCCTACCCCTGGATGCCGCTTAAGAAGAAGTACCCAGGAGACCCCGATTCAACTTGGTTCGCCTACTTCACTCCGTGGTTTATTGTTGATGAGTACACTCGTCCTCTTAAGTGTTCTCCAGAGGAGTTTGAGAAGTCTATTAACCCAGAAGAGAGGGCTCTTCTTGAGAACTTCGGGGAGTGGATTGACCTAGAGAACCTGTCATGGCGAAGAGAGACGATTGCTTCCAAGTGTGGTGGCTCAGTAGAGAGATTCCATCAGGAGTACCCAAGCACTGACGAGGAGGCTTTCAGCGCCTCAGGCTCTCCTGTGTTCGACAGGGACGCCGTCCAGGCTCAGAAGAACATTCATGGGTGTTGGTGCGAGATGTGTCTCCCGTACTCTGGCGCTATTAAGCCCGCTGAGAATGTGGCTCCTCCACATAGGTGGTACGAAATAAGGGATATAAGCAATTACCCGCTAGGGAGAGAGCGTCTTTACTCCACCTACAAGCCAGTTCTTGATGAGGCGTCTGACGGTATGGGGAGGATGTCTGTTTGGGAGGACCCAGAGCCAGGGTGTCGGTACATAGTTAGCGCTGACGTTAGCAAGGGGACTGGGAGTGGGGACTGGGACCACCTGTGTGTCTTCAACTTAGCCACCCTTGAGCAGGTTGCTGAGTGGAGGGGCAAGATTGAGTTAGACGCTCTGTCCCCCCTGTGTCTTCTTGTCGCCATTTACTACAACAACGCCATTCTAGCCCCAGAGGTGACTGGCCTTGGGGCTGGTCTGATTGCTCTGCTTGAGCGCTCTAGGTATTGGAACCTGTACAGGCGAATCACTACAGACACGCTTGGTGGTCCTGGGATCCACCTTGGGTGGGACACGAACAGAAAGACAAAGCCTGCGATGGTTGGTCTGATGCAGAAGTCTATCAAGGAGGCTTATGTAAAAATTAGGTCGCGGGCTGTACTTGATGAGATGGAGGCGTACACGCGCACCGTCCTCTATAGCCGTGACGGCATTGATTCCTTGCAGGCGAGGATGGGCGCTCCCCCTGGAAAGAATGATGACGCTTGTGTGTCAGCGATGATTGCTGTGGCAGTCGCCCACTACACCCCTGGAGGCATGACGAAGATCAACGCCACAGAAGTGGACATGGACAAGGCTATGGACCACAACCAGTGGTCAGATGAGGACTGGTCTACTTACGAGCAGAGTCAGTCTGCTACGAGAAGGCTACTCAGTGGGAAGAGGCGGCAGTAAGCCCGTAGACTCCCCACCCTGTCTTCACGATGTCGCCTGGATTTTTGTATACAACCTCGTACACATCCTCTTTCGGCAGACCGCTAGCCTCTACGATGTCCTTTAAGCGCATCTCCCCCTGCTTCCTAAGGAGGGCTTCGATGGCATCCCTGGTGGGGTGTGCTGTGGGAGCCTTCTCTTCGTTAGGGCTTGGGATGTCAACGACTGCCGCTATCGCAGCCCCGAAGCGGCCACAGTGCCAACAACGGACCTCTCTAAAGTTAGACCGCTCAGCGATGTCGTAGATGGCTGACTTCGTTGTCCAGGCAAAGTCCCTGCTGCACAGCGGGCTCACACACTTCATGTCGTAAATACGCATTACTTCCCCTTAGTTTTAGAATCTGCCCATCACAGCTTCAGCGCTGGATGGAGCTACCTCTCTCGGCCCAGTCCCAGCAAGGGTCTCTCCTTCAGCCCCCATGCCAGTGTTCTCTACGCCACCTTCAGCCCGTGGGTCTTCAGCCGCTTGCCCAGCAGCCCCGGCAGAGATAGCTGCTCCTTGTAGCTGCGACAAGGGACCGACAAGGACTCTCTTGTCTTGTCGCCATACCTTGAAGGCTTGATCCATGAAGTTTTGAATTGTGTCAGGAGGAAGCACTCCTCCCTGAACCAGAGGAGCAAGCGTTCCAGTGACTCCCTGGATAGTCTGAAGCAGACCCATAAAGGCTCTCTGCTCTTCCGCAGGATCAACTGGGATTGTAGACCCAGCCTGAATGTTCACATCGTAGAAGCCCTGGATGTCAGAGGCAGTAAAGGAGATGAACTCATCATCCCCAGCATCACCGTCAATCCTTAGGTAACGAACCTCATCGAAGTACTGACGCATGATTGAAAGCATCTTGCGGCCAATGTTTGAGATGAACTTCTCTGTTCCCTCTAGGCGCATACCAACACGACCCTTAGTAGCAGCAGAGGCAATAGCGACCTCAGTCGCTGTGGTCCCCTTGCGGCTTGCTCCTCCACGCTGGAACGAGTCAATGCCTGAGATCTCATACATCAGCTTAGACAGACCACTAAGAACCATTGGAGTGGTACTCGGAGGGGGAGCTTCAGGCAGGAGCATAAGAGCATCCTGAATTCTAGCCACGCTGGCAGGAACCTCAGCTACAGCCATGTCTTCCTCAGACTCAAGGAGTCCAGCAAGCTGACCAGACTCAAGGGCTCCAGGGGCAGCAACGAACTTGCGCCGTGAAGACAAGCGGTGGTGCCTAAGGATGTAAGCCCACTCGTCGTTAAGCCGCTGAGAGATGTCCTTGATGGAGTAGAGGTCAGCCACTCGCGTGCTGTAGAAGTTGTTAGGAACATCGACAAAGCGAAGGACTTCGTAGGGGTAGCCCTTCATTTCAATCGGGTCTGCGATGTGCCGAAGGATAGAATCCTGAGCATCACCAGTTCCTGGGTTCTTAAGCATCCACATGACGTAACGACGAAGCCCGTCACCCGCATCACCCCAGTATCGAACCTCATAGAGCGTCACATACTCAGGCTCAATCTCGGGCTGGTTGAGATTGTTATGAGCCGAGTGCCCAGTAAGGGTTGCTGGGATTGCCTCTTCAAGCCAGGAGTCAGCAACAACGCTGTGGGGGACGTTAAACCTGTCGTCTTCTCTCAGGTCGTCAAGACGAACAATCATTCGCTCGCAAACCCAAGGGCACTTCTTAAGGTCTGTGTATCCAGGGGGGATGAGTAGGTCCCACGGGCAAACCCTGTTGTACGTTGGGTTGTCGTCAGGGCCTTCCTCAAACGACATCTGGTCGTCTGCCATGATTCTACGAAGCTGTCGCTGTTGCTCAGCGGTAAGGGCTCCGTCCTGCTCGTTCCCAGGCAGCGGCTTCTCTGGACCACTGTCGTAGTCTTCCTCTGTGTAGAAGGAGCCACTCCCCTCGTAGCCGACCTTAGCCACACCGATGCCAAACAAGATGGTGTCTAAGACAACGCTGCGAGTTGTTTTGTTTCCGTCAATCTCATTCCAGATGTAATTCAAAGCAGTCTCTGCCACACGGGCAGACTCTTTGTCACCGGGACGACGAGGCTTAACGTAAATATATGGGTTGGCTGAGATGACCCCAGGGATGATGGTGTTGGCGTTAGCCAAGAGGAAGTTGAAGTTAACTTCCTGTCCCTCTTCAAAGTGGAGACCGTCTGGCCCTCCAGCCCCTTCAGCCGAGTAGGCATGCTGGACAGAGCGCCAAATTGGGAGGTGGTTTTCCTCAATAATCCTTTCTGACTCCTCGATCTTTTCGACCCAGGTTGAGATTTCTGAGGAAGACATCTGAATTTTTATATTTTCGTTTGGCATGGTTCCGATGGTACTTGACAAAACTTTCTGGTTAAACTCATATCCAGATCACGCGATAATGCGTTTGGAGGAACCATGACACTAGAGACGCCCATCGACAACTTTGAAGAAACCCTCGACGAGGATAATTCTGAAGAGATCGGTAGTGAGGCTGACGATGCCTATGGTGAAGAAGAGCATCTAGCTGACCAAGTTGAACCTGAGCAAGAAAGCGACGAGGATTCTTTCTGGGGTGGAAACCCTGAAGAGCTTCCTGAAGAGTTAAAGGCTTCTTACAAGAACATGCAGGCTGCGTTCACTAAAAGAATGCAGCGAATGGCTACTCTTGAAAATAAGTACTTTGATTCTATCGACGCTGCCAATGCTGCCGTGCTTGCACGACAGGAAGCTCAGGCTCCCGTTGAGGAAGTTGAAGAGGATAGTCCTCCTGACCTTTCTCAGGGAGCAAAGCCTGAAGACGTAATCTCCTATTACGTTGAGAAGGAGGTTCAGAAAAGACTTGAAGCCTCCGGCATCAAGAACTTGGCCCAGGAGATGCAACCCGTTGCACATCGAGAGAGAGTTACAGGGGCTTACCGACAGTTTGCTTCCTCTGCTCCCAACCTCGATCACCAGAAGCTTGCGCCGCTGACAGGTCAGATCATTGATAATGATCCTGAGCTTGCTCAGTTGGCACAGGTCAACCCTGCCGCTGCCATTCGTCTCGCTGCCCGTGTTGCACAGGCTGAGATGAAGGCAGTATCTACTAAACAAAAAAGTCGAAAGCGTCGTCAGGCAGCTCCTGTGTCGGCTCGTAGTGGAACCGTTGTTAAGCCTAGGCGAGAGTCTATGCTTGATGCAGCCACCAGAGCCCTCAAAGAAGCTGGTTTGAATCCAGACAATTTCTAATTAAATAAGGAAATATCGTGGCAAATCCAACAGCTACTATTACTTGGAACCGGGTCTACTCGACTACCGCAGCGGCAGAACGCGCTTCGGTAGCGATGGAGATCGTTCAGGCTAACCCTCTCCTCTGGCACATGTACCGCCAGGGCGCAGTTATCTACGAGGGAGGCACTGAGTGTCGTGTCCCCGTGGTCCTCACCGAGTCGCAGAACATTGGTGCCATTGGCACTTATGAGACTTTCTCTACCACTGCGGAAGACGGTCCTACCAAGGCCCGCTACCCCAACTGGTACAAGAACCGCGCTTCGATGGTCATTGACAACACTGAGCTTGCTCAGAACCGTGGCAAGTACCAGATCGTCAACCTCCTTCAGGCCAAGCAGGCGATTTCTAAGATCAGCATGATTAACGACCTTGCTCGTCAGATGTACGCTGATGGTGGCGCAGAGTCCGCCACCTCGACCACTCCGAAAGAAATTAACGGACTTCAGTCAATGCTGGACTTCGCTACTTTCGGAACTCAGACAGGCAACGTTGGCGGGATCGCGAAGGGTGATTTCACTTCTACGTGGCAGAACCAGTACGGCGCAATCACTGCGTTCGGCACTGATGGTCTAGACGTTTGGGAAGAGGTCTACATGAACTGCTCTAAGAAGGGCACTCATCCTGACATCATCCTGACGGACCCGCAGGTCTACCGCTTCTTCAAGCGACTCGTTGCTCCTAATCAGGAAGAGCGAGACGTTGCGATGTGGAACCAGGGCTTTGAGAACCTGCTCTTCAACGGAACCCCCGTGGTCCCCGATGAGGAACTCGCAGCAACTGGCAAGACCTTCTTCTTGACGACCAGTGGAAAGCGCGGAGTCACCGACTTCAACCTGAAGCCGGAATACTTTGAGGTCCCCGGCAAGAACCCGCTTGTTCAGGGTAAGGGCACGGCCATTGGCCTTCAGCTCGCCATCCTGTCTTCGGACGACTTCCGTCAGACTGAGTTCCTCACGCCGCCTAACAGCGATGTGATCCTCAGCCATACCTACTTCACCTCGATGCTGGTTGCGTCGTCGTTGTCCCGTCAGGGCTGCGTCGATTTCGCTGGCGCGATTCAGTTTTAAGCTAAGAGAGGGATACTAAAATGTCTGATTTTATGTTTGGTGGTTCAGCTCTTACGCTGGACATTGGTGTTCGTAATGATACTGGTGCCGCTGTCGTCGCTGGTGATGTTGTGCAGATTGACTTCGCACAGGGCGCAGTTGGGCAGGATGGCTATGGAGCCGTTACGCCCGCAGCGGGTGGTGCCGACAATGGATGGGCCGACAACCCGTTGGACGTTGGTTCTGGCTTCTTTTCGGTGACGGGCTCTGTTGTCGCGCCGACTGGGGCTAGCATCCAGACCCTTGACGGAATGATTATTCGCGTTGGAGGCGCTGCCCAGGTTCAGGTGCTTGCTCCTGGCGGCGGTATCGCAGTAGGAGACTTGCTTGACATCTCTCCTGGCAACGACTGGTTGGTTATCTCCGGTATGAACGGTGGAAATATCTCTGTTGCCAATACTGCGGCTTCAATCGGCTTGATTCGTGGCGTTGCTCTAGAGGCTCTCGGCGCTGGCCTGACCTCTGTTATCAACGTATGGCTCCGTCCGTTCGGCGGCGCATAATAAACAACGTGTGTCGGGTGGGGGGCTTCGGCCCCCTGCCTTACGCAACTAGGAGATTAGAATTATGGCTGTTGCAGCACACGTTAGCCGGGTAGCGAAAGATTACGCTCCGCACGGTTATTCAATTATGGCCGAGGTAAGCAAAGAGATCTCGATTGATGAGGGCGAGGAGGACTTTACATTCGTTTATCTGATGCCGGATGACGCAGACATCTATGTGGAGTCTGTTGTCATTTCATCGTTTGACGGCATTGGTGCGGCGACCACCGACACCCTTTCGATCACGGTTCAGTCCGTGGACGATGCTGGCTGGGCAAACGCTCAGCAGATTGCGTTCCGCACTTTTGACTCTGACGAGGATGACGGAACTGCTTTGGCCGCAAAGACTCAGGAGTCGCTTACTGTGACGAACCCGGTTGTTGCTAAGGGCAAGTTCTTGAACGTCGTCCTTACCCCAATCGGCACCTCGCCTGAGACAATCCTGGACCTCCAAATCCGCTACCGCCGCAAGGCTTAGTCAAACTCACCCACTCTAGGAGGGTCGTTCGTGAACCTTTCGGAACTCAGAACGGCTCTCCAAGAGCGGCGTGAGGACTACTCAGCCTCCGACGCTAAACTCAATCGCCGGATTAATCAGGCGTACCTAGACATCTGCTCTAGGCGTAAGTGGGGATGGCTTCGCAGGGAATACACTGCGAACACCCACGCAAGCACTACGATCACAGGAACTGGCCCTGCGGGAGGCCCAGCCCCAGGCTTGACTTCGATTGTAGCTACGAACGGGACCAACGAGATTGGCCTTGGTGCCACAATCGCTGCGAACACTGAGACACTTCTCGGCAAGAGAATCCTCATTGACAGCGCCTTCTACACAGTCATAGACATGACGCCAAACGGACTCACTCTGTTCTTAGACAGGGTCTACACGGGCAAGGATTACCCAGACTCTACGACAGACCCTCTGAACTGGGACTATGGAAGCATCAAGGTGGTCTACGACGAAGTGGCTCTCCCACTGGGCACAGAGTCAATCATTGAGTCCTCTCTCTTCACAGGCTCTACTTCTTACGCTCTAAGCCTAGAGGCTATCCAGCCAGCCACGATGTCCATGCGTGACAAGGATGTCTCTGGTCAGCCCACAGCCTGCTCTGTCATAGAGAAGAAGCCTATCTACAGGCCGCGTAAGAAGGTCAGTGACTTCGGGCCTCTAACAGCGGGAGCAGGTGGGCTTCTAACTGTTGGCGCTACTTATAAGTACTGGTACAGCTTCTACGATCAGAAGTCTGGAGCTGAGTCCTCCTTGAGCGAAGAGTCTAGCGTGACCTTAAGCGCTGCTCAGAACCGGGTTACGCTGCCCACGGTAGTGGCTCGCAAGGACTACGTCCTCCGCATCTACAGAAGCACTGCTGGTGGGTCTGTTCCATACCTTCTCAGGGACAAGCTTGAGGAGTCTGTTGCGGTTGTTGACGACGAGTCTGACGACTACTTAGGCACCAGAGGCCCTGACAGCGCCTCTACTATGTTCCTGACTCTCTACCCATACCCAGACTCCACCTATCAAGTTCACACGCTCCTGATGATGGAAGCTCTTAGGCTTGATGACGACGACGACCGTCCGATGTTTGACTCAGGCTACTCGACCACTCTTCTTGATGGCGCTGAGATGCTGATGCTCAATGCAGAGGATGAGCAGGCTAGGGCTAACGCTGTTCAGCGACGTTACGAGACAGGCATCCAGAGGATGATCATGCAAGACAGGCTCAACTTCCAGCAGCGTGTCTTGATTGGGAGAGGCGGGCGAAGGGTTGTAGGCAAGGGGACTTGGCTGTACGCCTCTGGCTCTGACGATAGTAACTTCAGGGCTTAGCCGATGTCTAAAGCCAGAGGAAAGCTACAGGTCTTTGAGCCTGCGAATGTCGCAGGTCTAGACACCCGTGTCTGGCAGGGCAAGGGCTCCTCTGATGACATGGACGGAGTCGAGTTCTCCCTGAGGGGAGAGGTCGTAAAGGCTCTTGGGTATCAGCGTCTAGTTGAGTGGAGCCCAAAGCGTTCTATTGGTTTGTCCACTGAGGAGGGAGTTGTTGTCTCCTCAGGTGCGCCTGTCCAGAGTAACCCCCTTGAAGACGCTGAGGTGCTTACTCTTGGGACTTACACCTGGGGTGGCTCTACTGAGCTTGTGGTGGCGTACTGGGTGCCTTCGTCTGACCCGTCGCTCCTCAAGAAGGGCCGTCCTCGCGGGGAGGTTCGCATAGCTGTCCTAGAGACCAACGAACTGAGGGTTATCTACAGCTACTTCCTTGCTGGGTCTAAACCGCGACCACGCTTCTACCCTCGCTTTGTTGATGTGGGTGCGTACATGCTCATTCTTGTGGACGGAATGCGTCCCAGGAAGTGGGATGGTCGCATCCTGTCTATGGTGGGGATTCAGGAAGTCCCAGAGCCTATTCAAGCCGTTGTTATTCTCGGCAAGGGTGATGAAGAGGGGAGTACCCCCACGGAAAAGCCAGTAGTGGTGGGAGACTTTTGGGAGAGTCACTCGTTCGATCAGGACGACGCTACTGCCGCAGACCTTGAGTACTATCAGACCTTTGTGAACATGTACGGACAGGAGTCAAACCTGTCTGCAGTGTCTAACAGACTGGTGTTGAATGACTACTTAGGGGTTGATGCAAAGAAGTCGTTTAACACGGACGTGTCTCCAGCCTCCACTCTCGGCCCAATGACTGCGGCGTCAACAGTTAGTGTGACCACTGAGGGTACTTACTCCACTGATGGAGGAGGCACCAACACACTGTCGAATGTCATTAGGGACGAGGCCAAGAAGAACCTCAGACTCGTCTCCTTCCTTAGGCTGGGAGATCCACCTAATCAGCACGACATTGTTCAGAGACTTCTTTACAGGAGCGTTGGGGGGCAGACCCCTGTTGCCTTGCCTCGCAGGCTAGGCGTGGCATCGAACACTCACTTCGATGTTAGACGGGTCGCAACCGCCTCAGTGACTCCTGCCCCGTCCCCTGGAGAGAACAACCCCCCGCCTTCTGCGCGCTGGGCCTTTTCTTTTAGGGGGCGGGTTTATTACAGAGGAGAGAACTCTCTTCTCCACTACTCCAAGGTGAACTTCCCAGAGGCTGTCTCTGTCGCGAACTTCATTGAGATCAACTCTAACGACGGAGATGAGATCACAGCTTGGGGTGCGGCTCAGGACTACGCGATTATCTTTAAGAGGAACAGCGCATACCTCCTTACGCACAGTAAGACCAACGACCCAATCATTACTCCTCTTCAGTCCACCTTTGGCGCAGTCACAGACAGGGCTGTAATCAGCTTCGACAACAACACCTACTTCATGTCTGACGTTGGGTTCCATCTGTTTGACGGGTCCAGCTTTAAGAGGCTCTCTTCAGTCTTAGATGAGATGGTGAAGCAGCTTCCCAAGCACACTAGAGAAGCGGCCACTGTCTTCGCTGACAGGCAGGAGAACCGTGTTTACGTTTCGGTTAACGGGAACCCTGGTGTGGAGAACAACGAGGTCTGGGTGATTCACACAGACACTGGTGCGTTCACCATCATTAAGGACAGGTCTGTTGTGGCTGCTATCCCATACAAGGGTGAGGTTGTTATCGCTTCTAATTCAGACTCAGATGGGAATGCGAACCTGTTCCTCTGGGGATGTGGTTACGACCTCGATGGGGAGGCTTTCACCGGGAGCTATTCCACTGAGTGGCTTGAGCTAAAGAACCCTCATAGCGACAAGCGCTTCTATAAGATTCTCTTGTACTTCATCCAGACTGGGGACATCTCAATGAACGTGTCTTGGTACACGGACTGGGACGACAGGACGGCATCCGGCTCAACGACAGTGAAGGTGGACGCAGATGATGCGGTGGAGTGGGGGTCTACAGTTAACTGGGACACCACCAAGACCTGGGATGAGCGCAGGCTTGTCAGTAAGTTCGTTGACTTGCCTGAGGGCGAGGGAACACCGCAGGCGATTATTGCTAAGTCAATTAGGTTTAAGTTTGAAACGGACGCATTAAATACCCCGTTCCGTCTAGTTGGGTGGCAGGTTGTTGCTGACGACTACGGAGAGAGAGCAGAGGGGAGTGCTAAGCGATGAGCGACGACAGGCTCTTAGATAAGCTCTATCGGGCGGTTGTTTACTCTGACACTGGGATCTCGACGGCGAACCTAGACAGAGACTTGCTCAAGGCTGTGAACAAGGCCCTCCGCACTGTTGGTGGGTCTTCGATAAAGAGCCTTGAGGATTCTGGTGCGATTAGGCGCGCAGTGCTTGTTCTGGAGGACGAGTCAGAATGAAGTATGTGGTTAAGGAGCCGCCTCGCGATGGGCTTGTTGCTGACGCTGATGCATTGATGCGTGAGTTCAATCGTGCAGTCGCTGTTGTGCATGATGACGTTGATCAGAACAACCTCTCTAACAACACGCTTAAGTGGAAGAAGATTGCTCACCCTGTGGAACAGTGGGAGTCCTCTACTAGCATTGTGGGTAGGGTTTCAGAGGTGTACGTGGGAGGCAATCTTGCCTTTGAGCCGCACTCTGTTCACCAGATTTTCAATCACACGCTAGACGCGCCAGCTGCCTCTGAGGATGGAGACTATGAAGAGCGTGCTGAGAGCAAGTTTTGGCAGTACGTTGAGTTTGATTCAGGGGTGAAGCTCTCTTTAGACAGCCTGTCCTTAAACGAGGCTGCTGAGATGACCATTATGGTTAACGGGCAGATACGGATAGCCGCTGAGGCGACTGTTAACGATGGTCTGTTTCGCACATCTATCTACGACATTAGAATCTTAGATGGGGGCTCACCCCTCGACGCTTTCGTCACGGTGTCCTCTGAGACTAACCACGGATACTTGCCGTTTCACATCTCGGCTAGGCCGCTTCTTGTGGCTGGAGACCATACAATCAGAGTCCAGATACGAGATAGGTCTGATGGGGCGGCTGCGTCTGTTGTCAGCGATACCGTGATCTGCGCTTATGGGTTTGTACGGTAATGGCTGGTCTCTCTAACCTCATCCTCCCTAGAAGCGCTCGCTCTGCGTCCGACGTTGCTGCTGACTTTAACTCTTTGAAGGATACTGTTAACGACCTCAGGGATGACAACCTAGAGCCTGGGGCTGTCAACACACGGCATCTACTTGATAAGGCGCTCTCTTCTCCGACGCTCCCAGTAAAGAGGGTGTGGCGTAAGGAATTCAGCGCATTCAGCATAAATCGCACTTCATATACAGAGGTGGTCAAGTTTGGAAGCGTGGTTGACCCACCACCATCTCTTTATCAAGAGGACACTGTGGTGTTTGTTATTGCGGAGCTTGTCGTTTACAACATCGCCGCTGCCACTACTCCAATCGAGGAAATGAATACCAGCGACGTTTACGGATTCTACTTAGACTTCGCTCAGTCGTACACTCCGATCTTACCCTGGGCCGGGATGGTCCCCTCAACGACTCGTTACGTCACTCCTGGGTCCGGCTCTGGGACCGTCGCTGATCCCGTCTTTGCTGAAATGACTGAAGTGGTTTTGTTTGGGTTTGCTCCTGTAGCTGCGTCGTCTACCTACTTCAATGCGAGGGTAATGGCTAAGTCATTCGGGATGACTGGACCCTCCTATGACCTGAGCACCAACGGCTCTGCCGATGGCAGGGTCTCTGGAGCGATCACAGCCCTGGTGATTGCGCGATGACTACATATCAAGGCCCTGATGCGGGGATAGCTAACGGCAACCCCTTCCTGGCGACTCAGGTGGAGGACTCCTTTGATAGGTTCGCTGAGTCTGTCAACGCTGTAGACGACACGAACTTCCCTACAGACAACACGCTGACTTACCGGAGCGTCCACCCAGGTGCGCTCACTCAGACCTTTGGGGAGAGTCAGGTTATCTACCAAGAGCCTGCTTGTTGGGTGGCTATTGGTAGAGGGGGAGCAGCAGCATCTAAGTCAACGGATTACTCTCTGGGGTCTAGTGAGAATCTGTACACAGTGGATGGTTGCTCTACTCGCGTGGTGGTTAGCAGGGATGGGGTCATCAAGGTTAATAGCTTCATCGAGATTGAGTCTATTAAGGTGTCTCAGGAGGTCTTGGACGGTGTGAATCCGAAGGAGATCTATACGGTAGACCTAGACATTGAGTTCAAGCTTAGGTTCATGGAGGCTGGGGAGACTCATGCCTCAGCAACTACGCTTCACACTGTGCGGAGGAGACAGAAGGTGCTGGTGTGGGACGGGAGTGCCACTCTCGATGCGGCGTATGAAGCGGCTAAGGGGTACCGTCGCGGACTATCTGTTTCTCTTGGGGATGACGTTACTATTTCTGGGGCTGACCCTAACGGCTCTGCCTACGATTTCTTTGTAACGATTGAACCCACTATCGTTGCTGCGCGCGTGAAGGTCTCTCACCCTTATCCAGATCAGATTCTTTCCCACACAGATTATAACGGGATGCTCTTTTTAGCCCACCTAAGAAGTCGTAGTCGTTACACTTCCGCTCGTTTCTTTCTAGAGTAGGTACATCATGTCTATCGAAGATCTATTCAGAACCAGATTTACTGAGCCCCTGCCCATGTCCTACTACGACCCCCTGTTTGGGGAAGAGGAGATGGTGGCTTTACAGGCTGCTCGTCCTCGCCTTGAGGGTAGGACTGATGTTCCTATTGGGGCTACTGGTTTGACTGGTGCTGGGATTGTAGCTGCTGGTCAGCGTGAGGCTTCTAGGGCTGTTGCCTTGGGAGACATGGTTGCTCAGGCTCGCGGGCAACGCATCAGAGCCAGAGAGGCGGCTAAACTGAAGCGCATTCAGGAGCGTGCTGCTGCAGAGTCTGCCGCTCGTCAACAACAGGCTCGCGCTATTGGGAATGTCATGGCTGGGGTTGGTCAGGCCGCTGGGAGCTTGGAGGACATCTTCTCTGACAAGAAAGTGCAGGCTCACTTTAAGGGGCTGAAGGAGCAGAGAGAGGCTCAGAAGGCGTGGAAGGAGGGGGGAGACAGGACCCTTAGAACAAGAAGGTCTGAGATAGCTGACTTCCAAGAAGCCGCTGCACTGCGGGGTCAACGCGCCCAAGAGAGGCTAGCTAGGTCGGAGGCTCTTGATCGAGACATCTCGTCTGACGTAAGAAAGATGGAGTCGCTCAATGCTCCTCTGTCCTCCCCCTTCCGCCCCTTAACCGCCAGTCTCATGGGAGACAAGGATTCAACCACGCGAATGCTGGAGGAGATGTACCTACCTGGGGTAGAGCGCAGCCCCCAAACCTCCTGGGAGGGTGCCCCAGAGACTCCAGACTTTAATATCGCAGAGACCCCAGACTTCAGACTCTCAAAATACTGGAACCAATAATGGCTTTTCGCAGACCAGACAGACGAGACGGGGGCAGGTCCTTCGGCATTAACGAAGAGGCCCTTAGCAGAGACATCCAGAGAGCCCAGCGAGCTGCTATGGGCACAGGCATGCAGATTGGCAGGGAGGCCACTGACGCGGCGCGTGGAGCCTCCGCTATCTATGCTGACCAGCTTTCCTCTGCTCGCGGAATTGGTGGGTCTGGCTTAGGAGAAACCCTCCGTGGGCTGATGTCTTCAGCTGACGCTGATGCAATCAACCAAGCAGAGGCTCGACGTAAGGCAAGACTTCTTCAGGACGCTCAGGGTATTGGAGCGTCTATGTTGGCTGAGAAGACTGCGGCTAAGCAGGCTAAGGCAGAGAAGAGGCTCTTAGGGTCGTCTATTGCCGGGTCTACTGCGGCTGCGGTTGGGGGGATAGGGGGGGCCTTGGCGGCTATCCCCGGTCTTCAGATCCCAGGTGGCATCATGGCTGCTATTGGTGCTGGGGCTGGGGGTGCTGCTGGTGCCGGGTCTGCCGTAGCTAAGGGGGACATCTCTAAGATCCAGAGCCAAGCTGCTGGATTTGATATGCCTGAGGTCGAGCTACCTGATTCAACTGGCTTAGGCGTATCTGGTCAAGACAATATCTTCACTGGTGGGGTTGAAGACCCTAAGCGTAAGAGGCGCTCAGAAGACAGCTACGCAGAGGCCCTCGCTGGGTATAGCCCCACTTCCACTTACTTCGGTTAATAGGAACAACAATGCCCTTCATCCTCCCTGCTGGTGATTACGAAGCTGCCTTACGAATGGCTGGTGCCTCTAACTTTATGGAGGCGTTTGAGTCTGGCATTGACCGTAACATCCGTCGTCGTGGACAGAGAGAGGCTTTACGCCAGCAGCGTGACTTGTATGAGCGTGGGCTAGGTCTGGAGAAGGAGAGGCTTGCCGAAAAGCACCTCTCTGGGATTGAAGGATACGACCGCGACTTTCCTGCTGTGGCGACTGCTGGGGCGAATGAGGCTGCTCTTGCTGATGTCGTGACAGCTGCCTCTACTCAGGCTGCTGTTGATGGTGCCCTTGCTGAAGAGGCTGCTGTTGCCAGCCCAGACACCTCCGCGATTCACGCCAAGATAAGGGAGAATCGAATGGCCCGTCGTGCTGCTCAAGGAGTTCCTGTTGTTCAGGCTACTCCCGCTCAGGTTGAGCAGGCTGTGGTTGCTGCTGCTACTCCGATACCGGGGGTTACTCCTCGCCCAGTCAGTGGCTCAGTTCCGGCTGAGTCTGGTTGGTCTGAAGACGATATTGCTCGCTTGACGGAGATTGGCTTTATTGGGTCTAACAGCGCAAACAACATGCTTCATGCTGCTCGCAGGTACAGGGCTTCTGGTGACGCTGCCACTGCTGAGTTGCTTGAGCGTCGTGCTGCGATGACTGAAGGGGGGTCGTTCTCTGATTCAAGAGCCAACGCCCGGTCTACTGACTTGTTCAGGGTAACCCCCCCAGGTCCAGTGTACGGCCCAGTCGCTCCCCCCGCTGAGAAGCCTTGGTGGTATGGAAGGGACGAGGGAGGTCCTCGTCTGGGGCCTGAGCTTCCTCCTGGGTATAGGCCCCCTGGAAGGCAGTACACCCAGCAAGAGCTTGCCTTGGGGACTCCTCGCCCTGGCGTGGCTTACGGTCCAGCGCGCCCTGTCGGTGTTGTCACTCCTGACCCAGACCCCGTAATTACTGAGATCTGGAGAGCGCCTAACGTGGTTGATGTGGGCTCCCTTCCCCCAGAGGAGTTTGCCTTAGCGACTCCCCGTGGAGAGAGCCAGCGAGAGGTTCAACTTAGAGAGGCTGTTAGGCTTATCTCTGAGGGTCGAGCCGTGGACGCACAAGAACTCCTTGGAGCGTCCGGCAAAGCCTATCCAAGCTTAGGCGTGGAGACGGCTGCCGAAGGTCCAACCATCCCCCCTGACGCTGGTCCTGGCATTGCCCTCAACAGAGCTGTTCAGGAGCTTATGGATCAGGGGAGGTACATCGATGCCCAGAACCTTATCGGAGAGGCTGGTCAAGTTTATCCTGACGCAAGGACTGAGGAAGCTCTTAGTGGCGGCGCTCCGATTGATGAGCGGCCAGTCCCCTCTGACTGGATGGTAGAGCCTATTGCGGTGGACCTTCCCCCTGAGGGTGACGCTGTGTCCGATGCCGCTAGTGCGGCAGGAGCTATCGGAGCTAGTCTCCCTGGTGGAGGAGGCTCGTCTGCTATCCAGGCTGCGTTGAGCGCTATGGCTGGCGGGAGTCCGGTTGAAGCTGCAGCAAAAGCAGCTACTCCCTCCCCCCTTGAAGCAGCAATAGCTACTGGCGCTGAAGCTAAGGAGCGCGCTGAGCTAGTAGGCCCAGAGGTCGAGGTAAGCACAGCCCCCGTTGAAGTCATAGACGAGAAGACTGGCAAGGTTCACACAGTGAAGCCTGGGGAGTTTGTCTACGGCATTGCTAAGAGTTACGGCGCTAGCCCACAAGCATTGATTAAGGCTAACCAGTCTCTGTTCATCGGTAAGGACGGAAAAGCTCGTAGCCTTAAGACGAAGGGAGGGAAGCTCCTTGCTGGTGCTGACCTCATCTTCCCTGGAGAGAAGCTCCGCATCCCCACTGGAGAGGGGAGAGAGACTGGTGGTCCTGCTGGCCCTGTCGATACCCGCGAGGGAGTTAAGGAGGGTGTCCTAGCTAAGGCAGAGAAGGGCGCTAAGTCCGAGAAGGAAGTGGTGGCTAGGCTGGAGAAAGAGCAGGCTAAGAGGACGGACGTTCCCCTTAACCCCTTCCAGGCTTTCGGTCGTGACATTGGGTACACCCCGTCTGTTGGGGCTGTCGCTTACGCCACGCACATGGCTGAGCAGGGTGATTTCTCTATGATCAACATGATGGCAGGGAGGGTCGTCAAGAACGCTGAGCTTCCTGGTCTCTTCGCTAGGTACAGCAACTTCGCCTCTGGTGCTCGACGTAGGTCTAAGGAGATTCTCTTAGAAGAGAAGCTGGCTAAGGAGACTCAGGCTAACGCGGCTAAGCAGAAGGCGGCTATGGGCGTTAGGACTATGGCTCTCACTCAGTTCCAGAGAGCGGGCCACGGTCTAGAGGACGCTCAGCTGTTCGCTGGTCACTACGCAGACCTGTGGGCTGTTGACCCGCAGCAAGCTAGGGCGTGGAGCACAAGTCTGAACGCGATGGGTACTGAGCGAGCTAGGGCTGAGGCTGAGACCATCAAGCACGGCAGGAAGAACTACGGAGGCGGGCGCACTGGGGTTGTGGCTCCTGATGGTAGGGGCACAGCGAAGATGATTGCTAGTGCAGAGAAGCGGCTGGACAAGCTAGCCAGGACTAGGGGGGACGCGCTCAGGCCGCTGTTGCAAGCGCGAGGGCTCTCGGAAGGGATGAGGCTTGGCGACGATGACCTAGCTGCTCTGGCTAAAGACCCGGCTTATGCAGCAGCCCTGACCGCATACAACCAAGCTAACGAGCGGTACGTCAGCCAGAAGAACCAGTTAGACATTCTCATTAACGGGAGACCAGAGAAGCCCAGCCCGTTTGACATGCTTACTTCAAGTAAGAAGATCGCGGATCTCGCTGACAAGTATGGGGAGACAGGGGACTGGGATGGGTTTACCAGGGAGATCTCTCTTTATGGGGAGGTCACTCCAGAGATAGCTGAACAGGTTGTGGAGTTCTTCTCTGGGAAGGCACCTCCAGCTGTCACGCCTTCTAAGGTGACTTCGTCGCCAAAGGCTAGGAGTGAGCAGGATATTGCCGCTGAAGCCAAGCTAGTCTCTGCCAGGAAACCGCTCAGTGCCTCCGCCGCTAAGCAACAGTCTAGAAGGACTGCTGAGCTAAAGGCTGAGGCCCGCGATTCGGCTAAGGCTAGAGAGAACAAGGAGTTGCTAGCTGAGTTTAATAAGATCACCAGCCAAGCGGAGGACCTCTTGATACAGAGGAACGCCGGGGAGTCGCTGAGCGCAGGAGCCGTTGAGCCAGTTACGTCTGGGCTAAGGGCGATTATTTCCACGTTGGTTGAGAAGCGCGAGCTTGAAGGGGGCGAACTGTGGGGCGACAGAATCTTCACCCCAGGCACGCCACCTCAGCTCCGACGCGGGACGAGCATCTCCAAAGACATCCGAAACCTGAGGTACTTACTTAGCGAGCTTGGCGGGTAGCTTCAATGCCTCAAGAAACTCAGCAGGGTCTCAGTGTATACGACCTAGACAGTGACGTTGCCACGCCGCCTAAGGCGCAGACACAGCAAGCTCCGTCTGTATATGACTTAGACGTAGACGTTGTTCCTACGTCTTTTCCTTCCGCGTCCCCCTCCACGCCGCCGTCTGTGTATGACCTAGACACGCCCTCATATAGCGGTCCCCCCACCCAAGACCTTGGCGGCTTCGGAGTATCAGGCCCAGCTATCTCTGGGCTCGGTGTCACAGCTGGGCACATCACTAGCCTTCCTGACACGCTCCCTATGGAAGCTCCAGACTCCCTTAAGGCAGAGCCAGGGAAGCTCAGCCTAGACCAACTAAACAACGCTCTTCGTCGTGCTGCGTCTAAATACAACAGGACCCGCGACCACGAAGAGAAGGTCAAGATTCTGGGCGAGTTCATCAGGGAGTGGGACCCAGACAAGGCAGAGGCTCTAGGTATATCTAGAGAGGGCTACATCGAGCCCACTGGTCTGTGGAAAGTCCTCGACGTTGTGGACATTGTCTTTGATCGCTGGGCTCGCGTAGCTGGTGAGACTCTCTGGGAGCACAAGGAGACTAACGCTGCGAATGTCCTAGCTGGCAAAGAGAAGGCTGGCATTGGGAACCTGGGTCATCTCTGGAAGCAGAACTGGGAAGAGGACAAGGGTCAGCTAGGCAAGGGTGGAGAAGCCATTAAGAACTGGGCTCTCTACATGACTACGCCCTTTGGCATCGACACTCAGGAAGAGGCTGAGGAGATCTTCAACCGCAGCGCTGGGTACGACGCGGCAGAGCAGGACGTTGCTGACAACATCACCTCTGGCTGGCACAACATGATGGGGGTCGTGAAGGGGCGCTCTAGGGAAGAGACTGAGTTCATCATTGATGAGGCTCTAGCTGCTGGTGGGACTGGTGGTCACATGACCATCGACATGATTGGTCTCATGGGAGTGAGTTCCTTGAACTTCGCTGGGCTAGGCCCATTCAAGGGAGCCATGCAGGGAGCGAGACTGGCTCCTCTGGCGAAGAATCTTACTCAGATGGGGCTCAAGATTAACCCTCTAGGTAACGCTAGGTCTGCGCGCCTTGAGATGTCTGCCATGCCCCTGGCTAGAAAGTCCATGATTGACGAGCTTGAGGGTGTCGTCGTGGGGGCTGAGAAGGTTGGCCCGCCTACAGAGGCTAGGGCTGCTCTTGATGAGCTTACTAGGTTGTCTAACGACATGGCAGCTGTGGAGACAGAGCTTAGCCAGATTCGTGGCTTGCGAGAGCGCGCACAGGGTGGTCGAGTTATTGACGAGATCGGGGATGTTGTCGATAAGACTACTGCTACTGCTGCTGCAGCTGACTTAGACCGTAGAGCCGCTCCTCTAATAGAAAACTACAAGAGACTCATGGGTGAGTTTGACGAGGGCTTCAATGCTTTGTCTGAGATTGGCGGGAAGGGCCGTATCCCTGGAGAGGTGCTCTTCGGTGGTATCCAGGCTCGCGCTATCGGCATCGTTGGAAAGGAGGTAGGGAACGCTGTAACCCTAGCCCTTCAGGGTGGGGTTAAGTCTGGCCCAGTAGGGGCTCAGTCTGTCCCAATGCTTGCAGACGCTAGAGCGTGGGCTCTGGAGGGTGGGCTGAGTGTCACCGAGGTAGAGAAGAAGTGGGTGGCTGCTCTTAAGGAGGGGGAGAAAAACAAGAAGGTTGTTGTAAGCCTGGGAGCCTCCGCTGAGGGTGGGCAGATTAAGACTGCTCCTGTCTGGCTGTCTCCTGGGGAGGCGCGTGTCTACGAGCAGGCTAAGGAGGGGCTCCACGGGTCGAAGGCTGCTGTTGCTGCTTACTACCCAGACAAGAAGATGCTCCAGCGCATGATGGGCGAGGAGAAGTTCGCCAGACTAGCTGAGCAAGCTGCTGATGAGATCATATCCGTTGCTCATGGTCGTGGCTTTGGGGGCTCAGGAAGAAGAGCTATAGCTGGTGGTGTGCGGGCTCTGAGGGGAAAGACTAAGGCTGACGCAGTCTTCCAGGCTGACCGCATTGTCACTAACGTCGAGCCTCTGTCCTTCGCTATTAACCACGCCTTAATAAAGAAAGCAGCGTGGATAGAATCTGTTCGCCTGCCTCTTGCTGGTGTGGCTTCTTTGTCTCGTCGTCCTATGCACTACGCGACTAAGGGTGCTGACGGTAAGTGGGCTCCTATTGCTAGAGAGCACCTCACTCATCCAGGCATGTTCCACAAGATGACTACTGCGGAGCGTCAGAGGAAGACGACTGCAGCCTTCCTTCGGGCTGAGTGGCCTGTGTGGAAGG